TACATTTCATTTGCCATTATGTTGTTAGTTTTATTGCTTCTGCTTGTGTTAATACTTTATTGTAAACTCTTGTCTCATTTACCTCCCCTTGAAAAAAGTCGCTGTTTGCTGTGCTATTAGAAAAATTTAACCTATCTAAACTAGTTGGTACAGTTGCACTTGTATCTGTGCTTACTAAAGCTCCGTTTATATAAAATTTATACTCGTTAAGTTTGAAAGTAACTAGTATTTTATTTCTTTGATTAAATGTAATTGTCTGATAATTGCTTACACCCCCACTTGAAAACAGTCTAACTTGCGTTCCGTTGCTTTGAAATTGTATTAAAATTCTTTGTGATGTCGAGTTATTACTTAGGCTAATTGTGGAAACTAACCCAGCATTATATGGTAAAACGTCTATAAAAAAACTGCCCTCAGTAATATTAAACAAATCACTATCCCCGCCGTTTATACACTCATCTTTTAATCTTGTTACTATATCTGTTTCTCTTTTTATGTAGCTTGTTGGATAATTGCCTTCTTCTACCTGTGCGCCGAATAAATAAAATTGGTCGCCATTAAAATCAAATAAACCATAACCAATGTTTTTAGTTCCTGTTGTCGATGACAAAGTTAAAGTTCCACTACATCTCAACCAACCATTTCCATAATCTTCTATTTTAGCACTTGTAAAATCGCCTGTTAGTGTACCTATGGTTTTATTGATTAAATCAAAAGGGGCAGTCCCAACACCACCAAAAACGTTAATAGCAAAAGAAGAAATATTTATAATAGGTTTTACGAAAATTGATATTGTATATGTATTGCCATTCGTTAAAGATATTCCGTCATAAACATAAGAAGTTCCTGTTCCATCGCCTGTTATTTTGTCGGCAGTTAATTCCCCATTAGGCGAAATTGTATCATTGGCGGTTATTGTTGTTTTTGATTTTATCCAAACTACATTATCAAACTCTTCTGAATACACTTGTAAATTTGTGCGTAGTGGCTCTAAAAGTAAACTAGGACAATTAGAATTTAACCAATTTAATCGAGGTGTGTTACTTAAAACATTCTCAATTAAACCATCTTCGCGTACTCTTGTAGCTTCACTACCTCTATAAAACGTCATATCGCCACTACCATCAACTGGTAAAACGCTATAAACCTTATCAACTTTATATGCACTAGGTATTAATGTAAATTGTGGTTTTGTCATTATTTTTTCTCCTTTGTTAAAGGTTTATTTTGTTTCTTTAAATAAGCTTTTAACTTACTTAAATTTTTTTCTTTTACTTTATATTTCATAAAACCCAACTGTTAAAAACCGTATCAGTGTCTGGACTTATATCCTCGTTTGTATTGCTTGTATATTCTGGAAATTTAGATTGATTAAAACATAAATAATCAACTAATCTTGTACTGTAATAATTAGCGTATTCTCTTGCTTTGCCTACTAAATAATCAACTTCGTTTTTATTTACGTTTTCTGCTGTTTCGCTTGAATGTTTAAATACGCCGCCGTTTTTGATTTGATATGCTGCAAATGGTATATAATTAACTTGTGCAAACCATATTAAAGTTGGTTGTACATAATCTTGTACAAGTGCTAAATAATCACCTGTTAAAGTACTATTTTCAATGTCAGTACTTATTCGGTTGTATAAGTCCGTTCCTAGTAAGTTTTGTATGTCAATTTCTTGACCTAGTTTAATAAACTGAATAAACTTATCTGTATCAACGTTTCCGTCTAATATAGAATTTCTTACTAAGTCAGTTCTTGTTATAAATAATGCTGTTGCCATTTAGTTTTTGAATTTCATTTTATTCCAATATTCAGCAGTATAACCTTTATACTTCATATCCTTTGGAGCTACTGGTACTTTTTGAGCGTTTTTAGGTGCTTTAAATCCTTTGCTTCTTGCTTGCCCTGTTGTTATTTCGCTTTTTTCACCGTTTTTAATTTGATAGGTTTTTCTGAACCATTTATGGTTGCATCTTGCACCGCCTTTATAAAGCCATATTGAATAGGTATCTGAACCACCTTTTCCAAAACCAGCATTAACAGCTTTATTTCCCATTGCCACTATGTCCTCTTTACGATATACTTTTTTAGCACTTACCATTTTAGAACAAAATTGTCTACTAGTCGAACCAGCTTTCTCTGGTGCATAACTATAACGTACTAAAAACTGAACGCCCTTTTGACTGTCTTGTTTTGATTTACCGTCTTGTGTGCTTTTTGCGTTTGGTTTAGCAGTTCCTGTACTAATAAAATTCCATATTTTAGACAGCGTTGTTTCTTCTTGTTCGGTGTTTAAGTCTGTTATTACTTCATCTAGTTCATCATTTAATTCATAATCAACCTCGCTTTCATCTACTAAATCATAATCAGCTAATAGTTCTTCTTCATCTTGTCCTAAGTCGATTAATTCATCAGCAATATCACTACCTAATTCATCTGGTAATTCTTGACTAAGTTTAACCCCTGTTTCTTCTTCTCTTGTTTCTTCATCTTCAACATTCTCTAAGTCTGTAAACTCTAACGGTTGAAGCGTTTTAAAGTATAATTTAAGGCTTATTTGGTTAAAAGCTAATATACTATCAAAGGCATCTATTAAAAGCATCTGAAACGGTCTTATAACGGTGTTATCCATTAATGTAGATGCAGTCTTTAATTCGTCTGCATTATTACCCAAGCCTGTACTATCTTTAATACCTAAAAGCATAGGACTAACAACCCTATGACCTACCATTATTTTTTTAGTACATTCATCACTAACATATTGATAAGTATTGTGTGCTTCACTTATTTGTAATGTTTCAACAGTTGCCGCACTTTCTGGATTATCATTAAATGCTAAAATAAATTTAGAGCCAGATGTTCCAGTAAATTTTTCAGTTATACGATTTTCCATTGCTTGACGTTCCTCAGCGTTTGGTGTTCCGTTATTAAACTGGATTAAAGTATTAGGACTGAAAGAATTAACGGTATTGTTGAGGTGATATATTGAAACTTGTTCCTCTGTTTCACACCAATTTAAAATCCCTTGATAATCTGGACTAGAATAATATTTATAACCAGCTCTGTAAGGCTTTACATATATAATCTCTATATTTTCTGTGCTACAACCAAAAGCAGGTATTCTAGTTGTGTGACCTACGTTTTTAACTTTGCTCCAATCATCAGCATAGTAATATGCTTCTATTTCTCCTTTGTCGTTGCATTTTTCAGCTCTTAAATTTTCAACTGGTATATGCTCAACTTGTGCAATAGTTTTGCGGTCTTTACTATAAATGATTTGCATAGAACATTGACCCATTAATTTAAGGTCATAGCATAATTTACGCACCATATCTTTATGAAACAAAGAAATCATTTTAGCGTATTGCTCTGGCTTTTTATTTGAATTTAAAGCATCTAGTCCACGACCGTAAATCATCTCACTAATGCCGTTTATAATAGCGTTATTTGTTGGACTACCGTTGTATCTGTCAATTAAATACTTAAAGTAATTATTATCAGCACCATAAGACACCCATTCTTTATTTGATTTCTCAACAATTTCTGGTGTTGTGTAAGTACTTAAATTTACTATTCTTAAATCGTTCATATTTATATTATTATAAATTCGTTATCCGAACTTTCTTCACTTATATATTGGTCTTTATTAACGCTGTAATATTCGTCATTACTTTGGTTAATAGATTGGTCGGTGCAAAAAATCTTGTCTTTATAAATTATATTGTTTGTATAACTAACTTCTAAAATATAAAAATCGTTTTCAGTTAATGTACCAAAAACTGCATCAAATGAAATATAATTACCTTCAATTACTGAAGTAGCATTAACTGTAATACTTTTATTTGTACTTTCGCTTGTTAGTTTCAAGTTCAAAGTGCCAACCGTAAATTCTCTTGGAATTATTTTAAAGGTTTTGTTTCCGCTTGTGGTTATTAACTTCATATTAATATATAAATAAAAAACAAATATTTTGTATTGTGTAGGTATAAAAAAAGGGCTATCCGTTAAGATAACCCTAATTTACAAGTAAAATTACTAATTAAGCTGTTGGGTCAATTTGAACCGCAGAAGCATCATCAGTAATAACAGTTGGTGTTACAAAGTAAGGCGGTGCAGTTTCTTGTGCGTTTACCGTTAATGTGTAACCTGTTAAATCTCCCATTGCTGCTCCTGTAACGATTGTTCCACCGTTTACATCGCCACCATTTTCAAGTCCAACTAAAAAGAAATTTCCGTTATAATCTTCAACAGCAACGTGAGGACGTGCGTGAGCAATTAATTTAAGTTCTTCTTGTGTAGCTTTGTCTTGAAAGGTCAAAGTCATATTTAATGTAGTATCATAGAAAGTTGTTCCGTTTTCTCGGCTTGAAGTGATAGCAGTTTCCATTGAACTATTACCTTTTACATCAAACTGAAACCACGTTGGCGTTCCTGAAACACCTGTAATTTCTCCAGCTACGATTGTTGCATCTCCTAAAGTTCCGTAATCCGCAAAGTAGATAGTTTTAATCCCACCTACTGCCGATTTACAAGGTACTTTACGTCCGCTAGTTATTGAGCATCCCATATTTTTAAAGTTTTTTAAATAAAAAAGGGCGAGTTATCTTACCCACCCTTTTAAATTTGATTAGTTAATTATTATACAGTTTTTCTGTAAACGATATCCGTTACTTGTGCATACTGAACACCAGCAGTAAATCTCATTACTACACGAACATTTTGAGAACCGTCATTTTCTGCCATATCAATTACTCGTACTTCGTTCAAGTCATTTAATAGACCTGTTCCAAAGAATAAGTTTGATTTTTCAGCAGCGATAATAGTACCGTCAGCAGCACCTCTTGCTGGTACAACAGGAATTCCGTCAAAGAATAAAGAACCTAATGCTTGGTTGTTTCCTTTATTTTCGTATCCGTTAGCACCCTCGCCACCAGATTGGAAACCTCCTAAAGCTCTTGTATAAGCTCTAATTACATCAGATGCAGCATAGATGTATAAATCTTCTGAACCGTAAACAGCTGTAGGAATAGCATCAGCCACAGCACCTAGTTCAGTTAGAACATTTGAAGAAGTAATTGCAGCACCTGTTAAATCTTGTCCAGCTGGTAAATTTCCGTCAGCATCTAATAAAGTTGCAAATCCGTCAAACTGTCCGCTAGTTGCAGTTGAACCAGACCAGATATTTTTTTCAGTTCTATCAGCTACTTTTGCAGCAACGTGAGCCAATACGAAATCAGCAAAGTTTGGTGCTAAGTTGTCAAATGCAGAATACCCCATTTGTTCAGCTTCCCAAGAAGAATGTAATGTTTTCTTACAAATATCAAGGTTTACTTGAAATTCTTCTGGTTGTAGGATAGCTTCTGTTAAAGTTAGCGTTCCAGCATCTGTTTGAAAATCACAAGTAGCATCTTTTACGATGTCGTCTGTTGATGCTTTCTGAATTACAGATTTGAATTTTACGTTTGGCATAACGGTGATTAAACCTTTATCCAAAGTGTCAGCAGATAGTAAAGCAGCAGCGATATACTTGCCACTAAATTCTCCAGCATAAGTTGTTGTTAATGATACACTCATTTTATTTAGTTTTTAGTTGTTATTAATTATTTAGTCTTGACATTACTCGGTCAATAGTAGTGCTTTTTCTGTTTTTAGAAACACTAAATTTCGAGATAGTTTTATGTACTTCTGGATTTGATAAAATAGGCTCTGCGCTTGGCTCATTTAATTCAGCTTGTACTTCAACAGGGATTTCGTTTAACTCAACTTTTTCGTGCTTAGCTAATTCTTCTGTTAATAGGTTGCCTAAGTCATCAGCACTTAAATCTTCTTTTGGTTCTAGCATAGCTTTGATTTCTTCAATCATTGATTTAACCTCTGCTAGTTCTTCTTTAGTAGCGTATCCCATTTCTTCCTCTTGTGCTTCAACCTCTTCAACCTCTTCGGTTTCTTCTTCGGCTTCTGCGTCTTTAATTTCAGAAATGATACCCTCTTCTGCAACTACTAATAATTTACCATCTTCCAATGCGTACTCGCCAACTGGCAAAGCTACTTTCTCATCTTCTGTAACGATAAACACTTCTACGCCACTTTCAAACGCATCAGCTTCTATAACTGTACCGTTGTCTAGTTTGGCTTGTTCTAATTTAACTTCCTCGTTTAAATTTAGAACGTCTTTGATTTTTTCAATTACGTTGTTTGATTTCATACTTATATATAATTTAGATTAATTTAATTTGTATTTTCGTTATGCTTTTTTCTGAATTATGAACCATTCTATACCGTCACTCCAGATAGCAATACCCTCGTAATCTTTGTTTATTCTGTATGGGTTTGAACTACCGTCTAAGTTTTGACCAGCTGCTGGTGTAATATCGAAATGGTCAGAAGCATTAAAAGTACTGTCAGATATAAATCTTATTTTTCTGTTTGCGTGTGCTACTGCGTCTGGTAATGTGTAAACTGCCGTTCCATTGCCGCCAGTCCAAGAAATTTTAAACATAAAAGTATCGTCATATATAGACTGGTTTAAATCCACATCAACCCCAGCCGCTGCAGTTATATCAGTAGAAACAAAGTAATTCTTGAATTTAGATGCCGTTGTTTGTTTAGTTAAACCACCCTGTACTAAAGGAATTAACTCACTGCCTTGTAATTCCGTTGCTATTGGTAATGCACTTATTTTAGCGTTTGCCATTATTTCTCTATTTTAAAGTTATTTTCTTGAAGCAAAAAATCTCCATTTTCTAAAAGTATAAAGTTTTCATTTTTAGACATTTCACCAATACCTTGTGCAATTATATCACCATTACAACATTCAATTGAATAAGCATCTCTATCCCTACATAAACAACCCCTACGACCGTTTCGTGGACTTGTTTTACTTGGCGTAAAATACTTCGACCACTTAATCATTTTCTAATTGTTTAAGTTTAGCCTCTGCCCACGTTTTAGCCGATTTGCCACCCCATAATAAAAAAGATATAGTTCCACAAGCTTCCTTGTCTTCTGGATTGTAATACGCTTCTGCTCTTGACAAATAAGAGTACATTCTTTTAATGGTTTCTTTGCTTATTGGTTTTCCTTGTGCTAATTGCTGCGCTCTTACTTTACCTACTTGTGTAGCGCATTTATTATTTACTTCTTCGTTTAGTTTTAAACCTCTTTTAGCGTTGTTACTCACTGAACTTGGATAGTCTGAATAACTTTCTAAAACCATTTTCTTACCGCCCTTAACTCGCTTATCATTTTTGATAATTGCTTTTATTTCGGCTAGTAAATATTCAGCTTCTTCTTCTTCTATTTGTGCTAGTTCGTCTTTTATTGTTTGGTCGTTTGGGCGTTCCATTTTATCAGCGAAATACCCCTCAATACTGAAGCCTTTTACTTTGCCAGTCTTAACAAACTCATTCCATATTTGGTCGTTGTTTACTTTAACACTTCCAACCCACGAACCCAAAGGCAAATCCATTCCGTATTTTACAGACTTATCGTGTACCTTATCTTCAACTATCCAACTTTCGACTAAACTTAAACCCTCCAATTGGTGTTGGTGTTCTAGTGTTGAGTTGTTTTGTTTGCTATTCATTAAATACATTTGAGAGGCTTTTAAGACAGTATCTTTTGAAAAATATATGTAGTATTCATCTTCGCCATTACGTCTGTAAATAGGCTTGTTTGGTATTAACAAAGCACCCATTAATATTCTACGCTCTCCGTCTATTTCTGCAAGTTTAAACTCTTGGCTTTTTAAAGCAACAAAATCTTCTTCAATAGCTGGGTTTTCAACTACGCTTATTGCTTCTATTCCTAGCTCGCTTTCTTCGTCTAATATTAATTCGACTATTCTCATAATAATATATAATTAAATTTATTTATTTTTGTTTTTTATAAAGTTGCACCCTCAACAATATTGTTCTCTAAACTTTGTGCAGTAGTCACATCGTTAGAAACTACATAAGCCTGTACTGGTTCGTTTGTTTGACTTGCAACTGCATCACCTAAAACACTTGTTTCACTTGCTCCGACTACATTAAAACTTGGAGGAACTGGAGCAGCACCACCACCGCTTCCAGAGGGTGCGTTTGGTTTACTTCCAGCACTTCCACCACCTAAAGCACTTAAACCCTTAGCTGTTGCGGCTATACTACCAGCAATGCCCAGACCTGCACTTATTGAATTAATCGCAACCCAAGGCTGCCCACCTGTTATAGGGGAAGTCGCTACTGCCTTAGCATTTGCAACCCCTGTATTAATTAATATTTTAGCTATACCAGCGGCATTTTCAGCGATTAAAAGTGCTTTCTGAACATCTTTATTTTTACCAGCTAGTTGTTTACCAATAGCGATACCTTTTTCTGCAACCCCAATAGTTGCTAATTGTATTTGTGCCTTTGCTTCTTTTTCTGCTAATAACTCATTAATGGTTTTTTGCCTTAATGCTTGTTCCTCTTCTTGTTTTTTTGTTTTAGCAGCTAAATCTTTTTCATCAAATTCTGCTTGTTTTAATAATTTAGCCTCATCTCTTGCTGCTTCTAATTCATCGGTCTTTATATTGTTTTCGTTAGCTTGTGCAATTAAATTATCATAATGTTCTTGAATTTTAATTAGCTCTAGCTCTCTTTTTTCTTGTTCAGATACCGCTTCCGCATCTCTCAACGTTTTTTTTAAGTCAGATAATTCTTTTATATTGGCTTTTTCTTCTGCTTGAATTTGTTTAGCTATAGTATTAACTTCCCTTTGCACTTGACGAGCTGCGTTTGCCCTAGCAGCAACCTGTTTATTTACAGCCGCAATAGCCTCAGCTTCTTTTGTTAAATTTTCTTTATTACTTCTACTAAATGTGTTTTCTTGAATTTGAGCATCTCGCCTTAGTTCTAGAAATTCAGTTTCTTTATCTAATAAAGTATCTTCTAATTTTTGAGCATCTAATAAAGCCTGTTTTCTTTCTTCTGCTGAAAATTGTTCCTCTTGCCTCGACTTTAGTCTTAATTGTGCTATTTCACTTTCTAGCTTTGAACGCTGTACAATTAAATTCCTCTCTATTTTATCAGCTTTTGCTCTCATATCTGCAACAGCAGCAGCAGCTTTACCTTCTCTTATTTGTTCAGCTGTAAATTCTTTTAAGGAATTTGTTGCATTTTTAACAGTGTCCGTTATACTATCAACCCCTAAAACAACCTTTCCAACACTATCGGCTGCAATCTTACCAGCTTCTTTAAAATTACCTTTAAATAATTGCTCAACAGCACGACCTAAGTTCGGTATTAAATTAATTAACCCCTCAAATCTAGTGACTATATTATCTTTGATTAAATTAGCGAAGTCTGTTATCGCTTGTTTAGGGTTTTCAAAAGCGTTTATAATACCCTCTCCAAAGTCTGCTAGTAAGTCAACTAAGTTGCCTGTTAAAGCACCTATGACAGACATTATTTTCGCAAACTTATTCTGTCCCTCTTCACTACCTTTAAACGCTGCTATTAAAGAACCAATAATAACAACCAACGCACCTAAGCCAGTTGATATTATCGCTAATCGCATAGTTTTAAATCCACCTGTTACACCTTTTAATGTTTTTTTAAAATTTGTGAATTTAGTAACTGCACCCCCTGTAACTTGGTCAAGAGTGCCTCCTATCGCTTCAGTAGATGCGGCAGTTTCTTTAACCTCTTTATTTACTCCGTCAATACCTTTCTCTAAATCTTTTAAACCCTTTGTAGCTTTTTTACTATCAACGTTTAAAATAACTGTTTTTTCTACTTTTGCCATTGTAATTCTTGTTTTAAAGCCTTGTAACCCTCTTTTATTGTTGTAGGTAATTTATATTTGCCTTGTGCTATTCGCAAATTTTCGGTTTCTCCGTTTGCGTATTTTAAGCTCTCTATTATTAATTTTATCATAATGTTGTTTCAAATAAATCTGTATCAAATGCTCCAGCATCTTCGCCATCTACATCGTAAATTGCTCTTAATGAAAATTTATAAGTTGTATCGCTATCTAAAAGAGTAGGTGTCTTAGTGTTATCTGTTTTATCTACATTAGATACAAACTCGTCGTTTTGGTAAAGTTCGTATCTTAATAGATTTGCATTTGTAATTAAATCCCATTGTAAAGACACACTGCTGCTTGTTTTGCTAGTCGTTTCTAAATTCTCAACCCTTTGTAAGTTTTGACTTTGTCCGTTTAAACTCTGCGAAGTATTTACGTTTAAATTGTATAATTCTAAGTCACTTTTATTTGTGAGTAGATTTGTTTTTATAGAGTTTATTCTGTACTCTGTTGTGCCTATAACAAATATATCATTTAGTCTATATTTTAAAATGACACTTAATGGCAAATAAGCAGATACGCTTGTTTTTCTGGAATTTCTAGCAAATAGATTAGCTACATAATTTCTGTAATACTTAGTAAATAAATCATTTGACTGGTTTTGTTGTGCTGAACTCCCAGTACCTAAAGTGTACTCATCAACTT